CCTAGGTGGAGGTGGGTCAGGTAGGTCATATTCCTGATTCGGGGCTGCGGACGCCCTTACTACCCTAGTAGTTAAACCGCCGGTTACCTAAACTAGGTCACGTACGATATTGCCTCTCGTTACAAAGTTCCCATCTTGTAGGAGAAGACCTCGTAATATCGTATATAACCGTCTGTCACGGTAATCCACTCGTATGAGACTCTTTCGAGGTTCAGCCATAGGACTATGGCTCAAGAACATTCGATGGTTGAGGTACTCAACAACGATACGATGGATAGTTGTGACAGGGAAGTCGTGAGGAGTTAGGTAACTGTCCTTCAAGTCTCTCATACGTTCACTGCGGAAACCAATCTGGTGATGCTTCAAACCAGACCCGCTGTTGTTATGAAAGTGAGTAGAAGAAAAGTTCAGTATGTTATCCATCACAGAGAGCCTCGGTACAAGGGGCATGACTGTGGGTAACCCGTCAACAGGACCTAAATCTGTTACTGGCTTTGATGGAAGATCCACCCAGTAACACTGTTGCGGTGGCCGATACGAGAAGAGCATATCGGCCGTGACAGGAGGAGAACTCCACCACTTAGCCCGAACATTATCGGGACCTTTGGCTTTCCACAAGCGAGCGCGAGAAGATTGAAACTTCTGAAGCTGCTTCTTGAGATAGATCGCCTTTGGGTTGGAGGGGACATCATCGGTCCCAGGTTCTGTGTTGGACTCCTTGTCCTTGGCAGTTGGCACGTAGCTGCGTGGCCAACACGATTGGAAACTTTCTTTCGCCCCAACAGGGCGCACATAGTATTCACGTATGTGCTCGGAAAGTCCGAGGAAGAATTTTGCATCACCGTTGTCTGCAGGTTCGGGAATGAGCTCACATCCTTCAGGAGGAACATATTCCTGTCCAGAAGGAGGAGGTAGATCAGCATCTTGACCATTATGCTCGATTCCGAAAGTTGAGAAATAAACATCTCGATCAACATTGCCGATGAGCTCAGCCTTGAGCACGGCACCCGGTGGTGGTTTCTGACCAGCAGGAATGAAGAAGGACCTGAATCTGTCCATTTTCTTCAGAGCCAATTGCTGTATGCCGGTCTGGAAGCTTGCGGTGGGCATTGCGGAGGGAACCTGTTCCGGGTTCCAATAGAGGTAGAAGGCCAATTTTCGGGCCGCTAAAGACGAATCCTCTATATGCGCAGTGGGAGAAGTATTCTCCAATCCCAATCCTCCAAGTCCTGTGGGAAGCCAATAGTCAGTGGTGAACTTTGTATCACCAAGACGACCCGACGAAAGATCGAGTACGGGCTTCCAGGACCGGAGAAACACCTGATTGAGCATATGCCTGCGGGGGCCGCGTGAATTCACGAGCCAACTCTGTTGCAGACCAGGAAGGATCGCATATCCTTCAGGCTTAAAGAGGTCATTAATGTCCTTAATCTTCAACCGGCTAAATGCCGGAAGGGCAGTTAGATCTTGGTTACTTCGTCGGGGTTCGTAGGGAAGGTATCTTCCTACTGGACCCAGGTAGTCAGGATTATGATAATCCTCTACCCAGAAGTTGTTCCTTTGTTTTCCTTGATAATCGGGACGCCACCATGGGACGTTGTTTAACCAATTATCTACAGGGTAAGGACAATCCTCTTCCTCGCGATATAGAGTATAAACTCGCTGCGTGAGAGGGATTCCAAGAGCATCACAATTCTTCTCCCAGGACGAATAATCGTTCTGTTGGGCGACGAGACCACACTTGGGGTCAAGGTCGAGAAAGGAAAGTGTAGGCCGAATCTCTTCAGGGGGAAGAGAGACAGGTAAGGTCAACGGATGAAAGACATCCTCACCTATCAGATCTTTGATCGATAGACCTTCCCACAGTGCGGGATTAACATCAGCTATAAAACTGCTGATCACCGACGGGGTAAGGGGGGTTGAGGGGGACTTAAAGTTAGGGTGGTGCCTTAGCACCCTTTGTGGTTCTCTCATAGGAGATGCACGAGAGATTGAAACCTTCTCGAACATACATGAGTTGAGGACCACAAAGTCCCGGGAAGTAAAGTTCTTTCCCTGAGAGAAGACTAGGCCACCCATCCGGGTGACCGTCTTCCAAATCTCATAACCAGGTCTGTCAGTAACGAAACTGACATCATCACCGTTGATTAGTAACGGAAAGGACCCCAGTGGCATCTCTTTTGAGTTTCTCAACTCAAGAGACCACCGGGTTAAGGCAGCGTTAATCAGGCAAAGGATTGGGAAACTGACGGGAGATCCCATCAGTTGTCCATTGCGCTGAGGCGACGAGCCTTTCTTCCTACCGAGGTGTAGGTCATGACCAGTGAGACATCTTTGAAATATATCCTCGATATGAGGCGGCATCCCTACCGCACGAGCAATTTCAGAAGCAGCGACATTCGAAAGGAGTGAGGAAATCAAGTCAGTGGCGGATTTGTAATCGCCAGAGACAAAGAATTCC